GTAAAACAAACAAGGTTTTATGACTACTAAGTTGTCTAGACCTTTTGCTTTACGTTTACTGGGTGGCTCTCGCCCCCCGAAAACTCAAATTCTTCATGGGTGTACTGGTAACAGTATACCCATGAAGAAATTAAATAAGAAAAACGATTGCTCTGCTAGAAAAGCATTTAGGCAGAGCAAATTTAAATTTAAAATAAGTAAAAATAAGACGATATGTCCGGCAGTGATGGCACACAGACTCGAAGAGGAATTAGAGTTCATACAATTTGGACCTGAAGAGTGTGTTCCAGATTTAAACAAAGTGGACATCAGAACCATCAGAAACATGATGCTGTTGTTTGACCAAGACCATTGTCATTTGGACGTGACCACTGAGGATGTTGTCAAATACCTACAACAAAGTCAATTGCAAAGCACAGAACCGTTTTACGGTGGACCTAGTAAAATGTACTATGCCAATTGCAGGCCGATGTTACTACCACCATCAAAACAAGACGGCACAAAAACTGAAGCTGCCTCAAAATTGTTGACAGGTTTGATTAAAAAGTTTGGTGGCAGTGTCATTAACATGGTTCTACTTGATTGTGTAAACAATTATAACATGACCCCACACGTATACAAAATAGGAAATTCGTATGGTTACAAAGCCATGGAATTGCCAAATGTAGAAGCAGCGATGACGTGTTCGTGTTGTGGAATCACAAATTTGGTGTGGTTATTAGACGAAACTGAAGGATTGACTAAGTCAAGATGTGGAGTCTGTTTGCAACCGCTATTGGTTAGAACAATGATGCCTGAATGCATTATGTGGGGCATGTTGGAGGTGATTGATATTACACAATTGCGAGTGGGAGCAATAGAGCTGAACAATGCAGAGATAACCTTGCAGCTGGATGGTCAGCCACCATTAGCACCAGCCACATTGTCAAAACTAATTGACCAAGATCTAAGGAATTTGCGGTCAGTCATGTCACGCGCTATGAGTAAAACTATATATGTACCTAATGGGTTAACTGAATATCAGAAAAAAGAATTGGCAATTGTTGTGCCGGCATACAAGCTATTGCCAATGTCCGGAACACCCAACCCACACGCAATGTTGGCAGCTGAAAGAAGAATTTGTGCGGTTACGATGGGTGACAAAGTGAAAAAAGGCAAGAAAATTCTGGACATAGGAACCAGGATTAATTTGACTGGGAATGACAGCTGGCATGGCATGGGTCCATGTTTGGATTGGAGGGATGTGGAACGCTACCACAACAGACCACTGACAGCAAACACTTGTGACCACACAGTGAAAGAGTGTGGTTGTATGGATGGACAAAACCCCTTGTTAATAAGTGTGGATGCCATGTATGACATAGACCCTACTGACGTAATATCATTAATGCACAGAACTGGTACCAACCAATTGTTCTTTTGCCTTAGTACAGCAGAGGTGGATTTCGAAAACACCAATGGGAAATTAGCACATGGTCAGGGAGAATGGATGCGGCATGATGATAAACTAATAACAGTGTTGCGTGGTGATGATCGACCTTATGTGAACAACTGGAAGTTAACCAAATTGTGGTCCACCGCAGATTTAATACAAGCTGGCCATGTTGAATTGAGTGTGCAAACAGTTAAAACAATAGGCAATCATATTATCAGAGTAGCCACATTGGTGCCGGATGGTATGGATTGCCTACGCACTCGACAGGTGAATTCACAAAATTTGACACATTTGAACATAACCGTGCCCATGATAGACGTGGAAAGTTGGTTGAATGTGTTGGGACCACCAAAAATGTGTCACAAAACAATGAAGTTGGATCTGGCATTGTACAGGGCCCTGTATTCAAGAAACTTAACTGGAGGACTGTCATTCGAAAAGTTGATTGAGTTTGGATTGGGATATGCACATGCAAAGTACACAACCAAAACAACGACAATCTCCCATCAACATGTAACAGCAGATGATGTTAGGATGCACGCTTTGTTGGCTTGTGCAGCGACCAGAAGGAAATTTGCGTGGGTGTCTTCAGCGCTTAAATTAAATAACAACTCTAATGTATTTGGTCTGGATCCCATTGAGGTGACAAAACTTTTATCTTTGGATTTGGCCGGCACACTAATAACAGATTTATGGCGAAAAATGTTACCGGATGGGTTCATTAAAGCCAGAGTTGATGACCTAGTAACGCAAGTGACCAACTGGATAAATGATTCCTTTTGGGACACATTAGACTCATTGAGTGGACCTAGCAAAGTGTTCACACCCAACATCTATGTGTGGCCCACTACTGGTCACGAAACGGTATTGAACAATGAAAGAATCTGCTATCACCATCAGCAATGGTGTGATCACCCAATAGCTCTGGACAATCTGTGTGAATGTTGCAGACTGGTGACTTCACTACCTAATTCTTCTAGGTGTGAATGCTGTTTGAAAGACACAACCGCACACTCGTGTGAACACAAGTGCCAAGGTGGGCATGAAATGGTTCCAACTGAATTGACACAAAATTGCAAGTGTTGTAAGCTTAACTCGTTGACCAATCCTTGCAAATGTTGTTCTAAGAAACTAGCTAAATTCCCCGACAGTCAACAGCCCATAGGTTCAGAAATATATGCACAACCACAGGTGGATATGGCAAAGAAGATAAACAATTACAAATACCAAGGGTTGGAAAAGATAACTAGCTTTCCAACACACAGAACTACGACTGAACGACCAACTGAGATCAGTGCTGAAAGATTGGTTCCACAATTTGAGCCAACTCCAACCGCTTCATCCATAATACAGTTGTGGAAAACTCAATTAGGGGATAGAGCAATGAGCTCCAAACCAATCAATGAGACACAGCAACACCTGACAGCAACGGTCACTGATACAAATGGTAATGCAGAAGGCAATGAAGAGACAGCGCCAAAAGCTCTAACAAGTGCAGCACCAGATGACAATGAGTTTAAAACAGCCATTCTAGAGCTGACAGGGTTAACAGATTTCAGTTATGTTAGCAATCTTCGGTACGGCTACACAGAAGCAGTAGCAAGCCAGTTGGCTCTGCCAAACGAACCTAATCCTGAGAATCGCATAGGTATGAGTGAATTAAAATATTTTCCAATGGGCATGCATCAACACCACCCTGATTTGTTGGTTGCAATACACACACAGTCTGTGGGTGGAGAAGGACTTTGCGCATTCTACGCGTTAGAACATGCATGTGGAATAAAACTGTCTTTGGACCACATGCAATCAGCTTTGAATTGCAAACAACAGTTCTCCACTTTGCAAATAATCAAGTACGGGAATATGTTAGGATATAACGTTGCAGTGTTAACGGAGGAAACTATAATAACCGGTAAAGTTGACCCTACCACTGACCATTTTGTTTGTATACTCCATACAATTGAAGCAGAGACAGGCGCACCCCACTGGCAACCATGTAATGTGGTACAGACTGCGGACCTGGAGAGCACCCCTTGCTACAAAGGTTTGTTCACACAATCCAACATTAACAAACAACTAAGTTTGATATCAGCCGAAGTTCAGGGAGTTGAGTTGACAAAGGAATTAATCAAAATAGTGTTGAGCTTAATAAAGAGAGCAGTTCCAAAGCTATCTCAATTAAAATTTGGGCGCGTAGAAATGACATTGCACAATGAAGACGGGTCATGGAAACTGTCCAACAATAGGATTAATAGACATGACCCCGGCTGCGGATTGTTCAATTTTTCAATTGATGAACGACACACAGACCTGGTTGAAAGTGTTTGTCATGAAACAGTACCATTGCAAGTTTTAGATGATTTGGAGAGTCCGTTGAATGTCGGTACTATGCACAATTGCGATGTGGATGAATTACGAGTGTCCCTATTGCGCAACACAGTTTTGCAGTTACGACAAACATGGCTGCAAGCAAAAGGAATTGAACCAAGGTCAGAAGATGCATGGGTAAAGGTGTTCGCGCTAACACATAAGATTGGCCGGGATACTAGATTGCTAATGTTACAACACACCAAAGTCAAGTCAGGAGATGTGATTTCAGTAGACACCATGTTTGGTATTCAAGATCGTGTAATATGGAAGTTCAATGACGGATTTCAATGCCAAGATTGGTTGCCTCCTACTATTGGAACACAAACCATAAAAATTTACATTAACAAAAGGAGTTTCAAAAGTGGATTAATCAAACTAATGACGTTGAGCAGACCTCACGTAGATTTCACACAATTTAAACAGTTGGTGCTAACATCCACATGTGTGATAGGGCCAGCCGGAAGTGGCAAGAGTACAATGATTGCCAACAATTGGGTCGATGGTACAATAGCAATAGCTAAGACAACATCCGCTGTTAAAAATTTGCAATTGAAGATAGGTGGGCCGAAAAATTTGGTCATGAGTCACGAAAAATATGCATTCACCCAAACCCCGATCCACGACCTGGTGATTGATGAGTGCAGCATGTTTACTTGGTTTGACTTGTACTTTTCATTAACCGAGTTACCACGAACGTTAACTATGTATGGGGACCCCCACCAAATAAGCACAATAGATACATTTATGCTAGGAGGGGAGAGAATATTAGACAACATAACAGATTATGTAGTCGAAAAGACCAATCTGAGATCAACGTTCAGATATGGGGCTAGTGTGTGTGCACTACTTTCTCCATTGGTGGGTGAATTGTCAAGCAAAGCCAAACATGACACAAAGGTGGTGGATGTTAATTTAGCATTGTGGGACAATGTTGAATTGAAAGCCACAATCAACGAACACAACCCAGACGTCGTGTTAACTCACCATAACATCACCAAACAACGATTAATGGCATTGTGCCCCAACAAACGAGTGGAGACAATACATTCGTTCCAATCTATGGAAGCGAATAGTGTGCTGATTGTGCAGTACAATGAAGGGGGAAATTCAAAGATATACATGGACAAAAAATACGCCATATCCGCCATCACACGAGCAAAACTAAAAGTAGTATGGGTAAGTGTCGAGGTGTCAAACCGAATGACCCTGCTTGACAAGTTGCGTGGCACTGAACTAGACATAATTGGAGGTGGTAAACAACCGGCGGTAACAGAGCATAGCGACACACTTCACCAAACATTGTTGGATACGCTGCAAGGCGGAATTAATGAGGAAGAAACAAAACAACCAGTGTTCCCCCAACAATCTGAAGAAACAAGCACATCATACCACGAAATGGCTGAAGTTGAACATCAACATATGAGCAAAATATTAAATGAAAAAGTGGTGACAACAGCAGATATAGAAACCATCTTAGATGGTTACAATATGAACAAGCAACCGTTGTTGATTTACAATGGGTGGGCGGATTTTGTTGAGAAATGGTCACAAACGTTGCCGTCCAATAAGAAGATGGAAGTGAGAGAAGACGTTGGGACCATAAAAATATGGTTATATTCTCTAGAAATAATTGTAACAGTGGATGAAAATAGAGAGTATTACAGCTTGCAATTGAACAGCCCCATGTGGTTGTCACCAATGAAGAGCATTGTAATGGAAAAATACAGAGCAGGACTTAATGACGAGTGGTGCAAGCATGCACTCGGTAAGAAGTATTCAACAGTGCTAGCAAAATTACGCCCAGTACATCGAGATTGGTTCAAATCAGTTTTGCATTGGCAGCCAGAGTTCGAAGTGCCAACCACTACAAAAATAGCAGAAACGAAAAACAACCAAAATTTGAAGCGAATTGTTGATGTGGATTCTGAAGGGGACGAATGGGAAGATGCATTGAGTGAAGATCTACCAGAAGACACTCAAGCCGCTTTAGAGGATGCCGCATTGTCAAATTTAGAAATGAACAGAATATTAACGGATAGACAGCTGAGAAATAAGTATCCATCATTAGCAAACTTAAATTATAGTCAGATTGGTGCGTTGTTAAACCCGGCGGCACCAATGCTGTATCCGATGAAATCAACATCGCTAATAGCATTAGTATATGCTACATTACCAAATGTGAAATTAACCACAGTTGTCAAAGAGTTGGACAATGGATTCGAAGTTACTATGAGCACAGTTGCTCAATTAATAGTAATAATTGCAGTGACTGGAGATGGATTGTTGTTGGAAGTTAAAGGTGGAACACTAAAACAAAAGATACAAGAGGCAATCTTGGAGCTAAGAGTCAGGTCCTACAACGATCTTGCACCATATGCAGGTGTCAAGCAAAATGGTAGAACGTTAACAGCACCACAAACGCAGTTAATACAACAGTGGTACCCATGGTTGACAAACTTGGAAAAGCGTCAGACGAGTGACACTGCCATTGAAGTCCATGATTTGATAGAGAACGGTCGGTTTGACGTGTCAGGAAAAATGAATGATTTGCTAAATTCCATGCGCGAGCTGCGTTGGATTTTAAAAGAACAGGGTGTTGAAACAAGTAACGACATTGAATATGTGTGCAAAGTGTGTGACGATCAATGCATGTACTCGGACGAAGAAATAGGGCTTGAAAGCGGTTGCGTCATGTTGGAAACATACTTGGGTCCAACGGCAACAAGAATCTTAAGGTTATGCAGTGAATGGGCTGTCTTGCAAAGTGATATCGGTAAGCAGTTTGTGGTTAACATACGCGGAGAACAAGTAATGATCATATCATTCGGTGGCTGCTCTCTTTGCAGCGGTTTGAAATTTGTGTGCAATAACCAAGAAATAATGCGAATTTCCCCGCAGAGAACAATGGGCAACGTGAGACGATTAAGGCTAAATCACTCTGCTTATCCCGCAGTGTTAAACAGTATAATGATCTCAATGCATATGAATAACATGGCAGTTGGAAATTGCATGAACGACGAGCCAATTTATTTAGATTTGTTATCCAATGTAGACAACGCATTGAAGTGTCCGTGGTATGAACTAGGTATGCTGTTTGAAAAAATAAGCATTGCCCCAAAGTATTTATGGAGACTAATTGCAGACCGAGAGTCACAATCAGCATGCAAAATGTTTGAAGATGAAAACAACAATTTGTTGAGTGAAATTGCAAACCACATACCAAACATTGAAATCCCAATGATAGTGAACACACCAGGACATAGGTCATTGAATGGTCGTCCTTTAGGTGTAAGGTACAAAGGGATAAAGTTTGCAATAATCAAATTTAATGGTAAATATAGTTGTGACAACCAATTAATGGCAGCAAGGTTTGCATGGTCATACATACCCACCAACGTAATGATAGAGAGATACTTTTTTGTGCGACTAAACAGTTGGCCATGGGTTATAGCTAAGTTAGTAACTCTCAACGGAAAACTAGCAAACATTGGCTTGGGGCATGATTTTGATATGCCAGTAAACTCTCTAAACTTGCCACTGAGCTACCATGAATCAAATAACACAGCAGTTAATCGATTTTTGGTAGAGAAAAGAGGGGAGGCTGTGTTGAGCACCATGAAAAAGACCTATCATATAGTGTTCGTCAGCAAAACGCAACTACAGAATTATGGACCCATGCTACAACGTGACTGTGAAGGAATGCCAATAGAGGAACAGGGTTGCGACACAATTGATCAAGGTTTTGACATGTTGACAGAACAGATATGTCTCAAATACTTTTACAATGGGTTGTCACGAGGCGAAGTGAGCCAAATGATTACAGACTATCCATACCTTTCAATATTAACGTCAAGTTGGGCCAACTTTTGCACCCCGCCTGACAAAAAACATGCTTTTAGGTACTATCAAAACTTGACTGACTGCAACAACATGATGGAGAAAATGGAGCATGCATATGGAGTTGGCAAGCAACCAGCAGAAACAAGCAAAGAGAAAGAGGGTAGTACTAGACAAGACATTATGGAATGCGTCAACCTGCAATTAACAGAGGGAAGTGGACCTTGGTACACCAATCAAACCCAAGATACAGCAGAAATTGTGACGAACAATGTGTTGATGGGATTAGTGCAGTGTCGATTAAGTCCATGTGAGATCGCAGAAATGATGACGAAGGCTAAAAAGAAGTGTGCTCACTTGATAATGCCACAAATGATAGAGCAAAACAATCAGCTTTTTGGAGTGGCTAGTGAAGACGATTATCAGTACAAATTTTGGTATCATAACTCTAGTCATTTAACAATAATAAACAAACAATTGTTGACAATGTTCCAAACTGGGCAGTGTGTGTCAACACCACACGGTACTGTGGTGCTGCACTCTTCCAACAGAGTGTTGGGGCATTGCATAGTAAAGGTGTTGTTGCTGCCAAGCTGGGCTGCATTGCCAAAATATGTAAGGCCAAACATACATGACAACCAACAAAAACTGGTAAAATTCAAATTGCCAGATATCAAGAACTTTAAGCAATTCATAACAACAGGCAAAGCAATATCTTACAAAGAAGTGAGTATGTCACTAAAACTGTATAGGGCATTATCATTGAGAATGTTAAGACCTGGTACAACAATAGACGATTTATTGGCTTATGCTAGAACTTATAGTCACACAGTAGCATACACCATTAGCTCACGAAGCTCTCAGCAACCACAATTCGTGACGGAGCTGATGGAGTGTTGCGTTTGTGTGTATGTGGAAAGCATCAAGTTGAACAGTGCAGCAACTAGAGTAATGGATATAATCAGCAGCACAGAACATCCAATAGATAATGTAGGCAAAATTAAAAATACAATTTGGTTCGCTTTAGTTAAGATGTTGGCTGAATGTTATCACTGGTTAGGGTTGGACACGACAATAGAAAATTTGATTGAATTGTTTGCATCTGTGGGTAAAGAAACAGTCGGAAATATAATCAAAAATGTTGAAAAATTAGTGGTAGTTAGAATTAGTAAGGTAGACACAGCCGACCCAATAATTTATTATCATGATGACACCGACCAATGCGAAATGTCTAGAACTAGCATGGATGACACTAGGAGAAAAGTGCAACAAGTGTTGCAACATGTTAGAGAAAGCGTACAATGGGGTGATCAAGTGCGGAAAAATAGGAACAATCTAGTCAAGGACAACAACGACAATGTCAAACCAACCCCTACTTCCCAATTAACTGACAAATTGGCGTTGAGATTGGGCAAAGATAGAGATCATGAAATTGAAAAGTTAATACCAAATTTGATGGAATGTTATGACAGCAACGAGATGGCAACAGCAGTCACAAGAGTCATCAAAAACGTAGCTAAAAAGTTGGAGCTAAGAGAACAACCTAATATAATTTCTTGTGTCGGAGATGAGAGGTGGATTAGTGAAAGCACTCTGTTGGAAAAAGACAAAATTTGTATGAATGATTGCTTTACTTTGGACGATTTGAGAAAAGAAATAATTGAATTACGTTGGATGTACCCAGACGAGTGTAAAACCTGGGAAAACAAATTAGTAATATTTAGTACAATAGGTAGTAGAGGGGACATTGAACCATACATATCTTGGGGCCAAATCATTAGAGAGTTAGGGGCAGAGTGCAGATTTTTGGTCCCAATAGATTATGTGGGTTATGTGAATGACTTTGGATTTGAAGCAATGGGTTTGCAAGTAAATTCTCATGATTTAATAACCACTTGTATCGAGGCGGAAAGATCTAAGTGGAACCCAATAAGGTTATACAAGGTGTGGAAGGAAATGTTTGAATTGATAGAAAATTTGTTCAAGTTTAACCACACCCAATTAATGAAATTCACCACTGGAGCTGATTTGATAGTCGAAACACCATTCACGCACATTGGCATGCAGCTGGCCCAAAAACTGAAAACACCATGCCTTTTCGCTACAGCGTATCCGTGGGAGCAACAGGCTGGTATGACCACCAGAGCAGACAGAATGACAGTAATGGAAATTATAGCAGGTGTCGCAGCCTTTGCACCATTCAAGAAACACATTCAATTGTGGAGACAAAATATGCTGCAATTACACAATGAGCGTGGAATAATGGTGCACGGTGTGGGAAACCCCATGGTGTACTTGCATCCCAAAACGACAAAATGGTGGGAAACATCCAAAACTTCATGCTGCGTAGGTTATGCCAATACAATGGTTGACAGAGTTCAAGACGGGGACAAAGACCTTTGTATATGGGCAAGCCAATATAAGAGCATTGCGGTGTGTTTTGGTTCCATGACAGGTAAAACCAGACAAGATTTGACATCAAAAGTAATAGAAAAATTTGACAACCAGTTTAGAATAGTAGTTGTGGATGGGAGTTACAATTTGCCAGCTAACAAACCAAATGTTATAGCTGTAAAGGAAGCAAACTACAATATGCTATTCAGTTGTGTGGATGTCGTAATTACCCATGGAGGCAGTGGGACAACACACAATGCATTGAGAAAGGACTGTGTAGTGTTGATTCAACCACACTTTGGGGATCAGCTAGCATGGTTAAAATCGGTTGAACGGTTAAACTGTGGAGGAAGCTTATCAAAGGCATTGTCAATGCCTGCAGATAAGTTAATGCAAGAGTTCGCCACTTGGCAATGTAATGCCAAAATTGTGGGTGCACAAATAAGATCCGAGAAGTTTTACGTCAATCTGGTATCCAATAGTGTGACACTGTGGCAAAAAGCGGCGGAACACACCACCAATTTGTTGGCCGATGTTCGAGAACCAGTGCAGTCATTACAATTGAACACAAGCAACAATGTTAGTTTGTTGCGGAGGGCGAAATTAAAGTGGAGTGACTGGGAGTCGGAAGCGGCGCTAACAACGAAATTGATTCTGAAATCGCACTTCAAACCACAATTTGAGAAAACTGGTAGCAGTGCCCAACTGCCACCATCAGGTAGCGCAGACACGAGAAGGGGAGGACCTAGACCACAAGTACCACCCAAACGCGTGTATGAATACACATATGGTGCGCCGAAAGACACATCCAGCACACCATTAGAACAATCAGGGATAGAGGTGATAGAACGACAGGAGAGAAGGATGCACCTTGGTATAAAGGAAACCGAACAGCAAACAACACCATTGGAGCCCAGATTACAGTTGCTCAGTGATGTAGCGGCCACAACAGAAGAGGTACCAATTGAACTAATAGACAGCTCGTCACAAACCACCGACAACAACGACGATTCAAATTCTTCTAAGGAGGATGATAATGTTGAAATGGACTTGCAGCCACCAGAACCTGATGAAATAGATTATGCCGAGGGCTTTAGTGTTGAACAACCACCACCTGAGCCAACACAAGTTGTGGAAGATGTGCCAATGCCAGAGACGGTGGGTCCACCAGAAATCCAATTTTCAGTAGATGCAACAAATGAGCTGACCAGCAACTCGATGTTATTATTGAATATGTTTGAACTCAATCCAGTAACTGATTGGGGACCCCCAATGGAAGTTGTAACTCCTGGCAGAACCAGATTGTTGCTAGCACCAAAAAGCCAATTCGATTGTGCAAAGGAAGTTTTGACCATGGCAATACAAACACAATATGACATAGATGAGTTGCGAGCCACAAACATAGTGCAAAAGTGTTACCAGTGGTTAAGGGTGGCATCTGTACCAAGAGTGAACGACCTCAAGGTAATAATTCGCATGCTGGATTTAAAATTGGGATTGAAGTTACCAGATAGCAACATCCGCTTCGAGCATAAAAGCCCAACCGGAGACACAGGGCCTGTAATAGTTGTAGTAAGTGGAACCAGTTTGGGGCACTGCATTTTAAAGGAAGTAAGCATACTAGGGTCAAAACTGATCAAGCAAGAAAACTGTGTGCAAATGGGGATCAATCGAACCACTGAGACGCAACTAAACGAACTATTCGAAAGATGTGGCGGATGTGGTGATTGGACCAGACAAAACTTGCCCTCACTGATTTTAAATGAGGAAACAGCAGAAAAAGCTTGGGTCGAGTTGAACACTAATTATACTAGACAAGAATTTTTACACAAACTGCAGGGTACAAATTTAGTGCACACCGCAGACAGAATGGAACAACCAATATTTCTAGCCAGATGCCAACAAAGTTGGTCAGCAATATTTTGTAATGAAAAGATTGTACCAGATCGTTGGTACTGGATAAATGACGGCACATGTTGGGACGGTGCAGTATCCGTGGAATTGAACAAACAAAGCTTTTTATTAACCAATAGCGCAGACCGAAATTGGAACCGAGACATAGTCACGTTCAGGACAGACATACGCCTAGGAATAGGGAAAAGTACACAAAAGCGCAAGCCAATTAAAAAGAAAATAATAATACCAGGTGAAAGCAAGGTCACCGCTTTGAATAGGAGTACCTTGCATGAGTCAACCTTGAATTACTACGGGGTCACCCTAACTGGAATACAGGATGAGAGTTGTGATTTAGTAGCTGTGTTCGAGTATGATAACAGGGCACACCATAAATATGACGACAGAGAGTTTCTAACTAAATTGGGTGCAGAGAAATGTTTGGGATTAGGTTTTGAATTAACAAGTGAATTATGGAACAAAATAACAGCTAGAGTTACACCATTGCGCCACATGATTCACAAAGGGGAGCACAAAGTGGCATTGGAATTCTCCAACCAAGCTCAGAGATTAACATTTACATCTATAGCACACAGCAGCGAAATAGATTACATCGCAGAAGGTAACAGTGTGTATGTGTCATTGGCTAACCTGGACAAATTAAAAGAACAATGCTTAGAAGAATGGGCCATTTATATGGGAATGACCAACGGGCAAGTACCACACATAGATGATGTCTTATCCAAGTTGTCAAATTGGGTGCCGCTAAGTGAATTTTTAAGTGAACACGGCGGTGAAGTGAACCCAAACCATGTGTTTGGTAATATTAACATAGCCCAAAGTAAAATAAGATTAATAGTGAATCCAGGGCGAACAACCATGAAACTAACGAACATAGTAAAGGTTGAAATGGAATATGACCCACCAAAACTGGTTCATAGGAATATGTGTATAACACTTGAGGTGATGATTGACAGAAGAGCCGGTGGGCTTGAGGAACCAGAGTTTTGGAAGTTTGCAGACGATTTCAAGCAGAACAGTGTGTCTCGTTGGTGGGACGCAGTAACAATAGAGAAACCAAAAACCAAATTTGATGCAAGCAGATTCTCGCAGATTAACACAGAAGCATTGACGGGCCATGGTGCTGACGAAGTCAACCAGATAGGAATGATAATCAAAGGATGTGACACCGGTGATGCAACCAAATTAGCATATCAAGCGGTGCAGGAATGGTCAAATGCAATAGACACTGAACCCACTACTGTAGAAATAGCCAGTTATGATATTATGAGTCTCTGGGAAGATACAGATTTTTCAGATTGGAATGAAAAATTTTGTCCAAGAAATGAAGCAGTGGTAAAGTCAACCAATCCTGCAACTCATTTGAGAGTTACAAACAAATACACTATGGTGCAATACCCTATTTACAGCAGACCAGTATTAACCAAAGCAGCAAATCAAGAATTCAATGCCATCACTGGTAGATTGCACAACATTACAACCTATAGGAGACAAAACTACAACGTGGATAAAGAGCTGCAAAAATTTGTGGCAACTTATTTTGATGCAGACAAAGCAGACATATTGACTTCATTTGCGCAAAACAAGCTGACTTACAATGATGCAAAAGTGTTGGATTGGTTGAGAGACAGACCTGATAGTAATAAGGTAGCAGTAGAACTAGAAGTGATATTGGAAGAGGGAATGCAACTACATGCCATTAACAGGCTAAATGTGCACCTAAAATTGGAATCATTGTTAAAAGCTGAACCAGCAAGTAGTTTAAAACAAGTGAAAGCTAGAGCGTTGTTATGGCAGTGTAAAGGTTACTGTGCAATTTTTAGTCACATTTTCAAAGAGGCGAAAGTGAGACTCAAGCAAATGTTAAAACCAAACATTGTTTATGCTGACGGATTGAGAGCAGATGAGTTGTCCGCAAGAGTAAGACTAACCACAGGTGTAAAATATTTATTAGAAAATGACTTAGCACAGCAAGACAAACAAACTGACCATGAAATAATTAAATTTGAAATGGCACTGTACAAACTGTTAGGGGTGCATGACGATGTTATAACCTTGTGGCACAACAGTCATTTCAATTGGAAATACAAATCCAGGACAGTAAGAGGAGAGGGAGATGCCATGAGATTGACTGGTCAAGCAACTACAGCTCTGGGAAATGCTATAACCAATATGTTGGTGCATAGACGATTAGTTAACCGGCTCGGACATAATCTAAGATTGTTTTTAATTTTAGGAGATGATGGTCTCATGTTTACCAATACGAGCATAGATCTCAGTCGACTAAACAATGAGACAAAGATCAAACACAATATGATGTGTAAACCACACGTTAGCAACACATACGGAGTGTTTTGTTGCATGATCGCATGCATAACACAACAAGGTAATTGCTCACTGGGTCCAGATGTAGTGCGCTTACGACGGCGGTTCGAATGCCCCAATGGGGTAAGTGAAACCACATCTGAAAATGCATTAGCTAGAGCAATGTCATATTACATGATGCTGGGTGCAACTCCAGAAGTTATGAATGAAGTAAAGGTTCAGAATTTGCCAATTCAACCGGTCAAATGGTATGACGTGGATAGCATAAGGTCAGCAGTCGCTGAGAAATATAACATGAGCGATGAAGAGGTCATAAACGAAGAGCGGCAGCTTTTAAAAATGTTAAGAGAAAGGCAGTACTTTAAGCACGAAGTGCTTCACTGGTTTGAAGGAATTTAAAGCCAGGTTAACAACAAAATTTGAGTTTTCGGGGAGGGAG